TCATTGTCATTTATCTTTTAAATACCTCCATTCAAATTTACATAATCCTTGCTCATGGTCTAATTTAAACCTGTCAAAATGTTTTCCTTTATACCTCTTCCATATTGGAGGAGTTAAAATTATGATGTTATCCTTATCTAATTCAATAAGGCCACAAGCATAATTTGTCCTGACGTATAGTGATCTATTCTTTGGTTTGTTTTTCTTCATTTGGTTGTTCGATATCAATATCATTTTTAACACCACATATTTTATCTATAGCCTTTTCTAAATCACAAAATCCAATATCACCAGTATCTTTTATATGGAGTTCTTCCCATATTTTGATGATATCAGTTAAGGCTATCATTTTACTGTAATTTATACCCATCGCAATCCTCTTCCTCCACTTCTTTGATAAACATCTTCCATAACTTGCCATTTGCATTAATTTGTATAGATTCAATTTCATCAATCCAGTTTTGATGTTCTAACCAATCATAATAATTTTCACATAAACTTAAAGGTTCTCCAAAATCCCTTCTGAGTTTACTCACTTTCAATGTTTTCTTTGGAATGTGTTTGGTGAAGTTTACTATTGAACGTATTCCTAATACTAATTTATTTTGATTGATAACAGTACCATTGAATTTGTCTATAAAGAATTTAGTTATTTCGGGATGATTGTCTTTTACTTGTCTGTCTGATACTTTTTTTGGAGAGTTATACATGACTTGCATAAGCCAGGATATTTCACTTTTTGGATTATATATTAATCTCAATAGTGATTTTGGAAGGATGGATTTTTTTCTTGGTTCATATTCTCCTTTATAAAGTAATGATAAACGATTGATATGTTTTTTATAATTAAATTCAATTTCATCTTTGAATGGAATGTTATTTATTTTTCTTGAGATAGAATTTATTGAATTGTTTTGTAAGAATGTATTGCCTTTAAGAAGTTTGAAATATAATTCCAATTCTTCTATTGATGGATTTCGTTTGGTTATTCTTACATGAGGGAGTCCTTTAATCTTATCAGCTATTTTATTTTGGTAGGAAATTACTTTTTCAGCATACTTAGATTTAAACACATTATTTGTAATTCCCTTAGAAACTTTTCCTAAAGTTTCCATAGATACTTTAGTATCATTATTATTCTTATGTTTATTATTATTATCTTTATTCTTATTATCTTTATAGTAATTGATTTTTTCAGTATCAAGTTCTTTAATTTCTTGAATACTTAGTTCTTTAATTTCTTGAGAACTGAAAGTACCGTTTAAAAATTTAATTATTTGAGGATGATTGATTTTAAAATACGTCCTAGCCGGAATCCCCTTTAGTTTAACTTTCAATATTTTTACATCAATTAACTTCTTGATTATGTTTCTTTGTTGGAAGTCACTTAGTCTAGTATCCTCTTCCCTATTTTTAATTGTATTATAAAACCATTCATTGTCTTGTGTTTTGTTTCTTATTGCAAAGTATTCCTCTTTACTTATTAAATCAGCTATAAACAAAGCGGCATGTATTCCAAATAACCTAACAAGTTTTTTATTGATCATGAAATAGGCTTCCTTGACTAACATATTTTTTAATAGTTCTCTGTCTTTGTTCATGTTATTTTTCCTTTCTTTTTCAATCTCTAAATTTATCGGGATTGGATTCAATTACCATTTCCACATGCTTTTCAGTTTCTTTGATATCAATTTCAACTATTGCGGTTAAAAGTGGGCTTAATGAAGTGGTAGGATCGTGCATCATTAATTGTAATTGAAATCCCTCATCGTTTGTGAATCCAGATGATTCATATAAATTGCTTACTGCTTTTGCTAGTTTTTCCACTCCTCTTTCTATATCTTCTTCTGAGTATTTTCTATCTTCCATCAATTCTCTCCTTTCATAAAATAAAGATAATCGTATATAACGGCATATACAATCCCAATAACAGTTATTATGGTGTATATAGTTCTATTTTTCTCATCTTCAACACCTCTAAGTATAGGAATGTATAGCATTGCAATTATCATTGAAATCGTTCTCATCAACTCTCTCCTTTCAATAAATGTAGACATAAAAAAACCCTGACACCAGTCATTGCTAACCAGTAGTCAGGGTCAAACAAAATCCAGATATTAAAAGAGCCCAAACCGCAAAGAAAGTCCTCTTTACCTAAATGGATTTTGATATTGTAATTATTTAATTGTCTTTTGCGGTTTGTCTTAATCAATCTATTTCTCCAAGCAGTTTACTGATAAGTTTACAAAGGTAAATTGCATTTCAATATGATATAAAATTCGTTTCAAAATGTCAAGGAATATCTATAATATTTCTTTGTTTAAATTTAGTAAGAGGACAACCACATCGAGGATAACCAATGTCATATTTAAACGATTGATATATAGTGTTGTGTATGAGACGTTTGCAGTAAGGACATTGCCAAATACTAAAATTAAAATTTTTAGATTCTTTTTTATCCCCCATAATTACTTCTCCTTCCCTCTAAAAATTAATCATTTGTCTAACTGTTGAAATCAGGCACTCCTTTGAGCAAAAATGTTGTATGCCTTTAAATGAACATGAGTCAGGGTCAGAACGCACCTCTATCCAAGAGTGGGAAGTATTTCCGATTTGTAGAGGTTCTAGTATTTGTGTTTTTCCACAACTATCACAAACTTTTTGTTTTTTTATAGTCATTTTAATTTAATCCTTTTATCTTAACCTATTAAAATCTCAAGCTCGGCCTGAGAGAGAGCATCATTTATACACTCTTCAACATCATTGACTATCAAGTACTCTTCATCTCTGTCGTAGTCAATACTAGCTTTACTTACACAATTTCTAATAATACTAACTACTCTTTTTGCTGCTGCAATTTTAATCTCGTTTATATTGATAGTCACCACCTCCCTCTAAAAATTAATTATCTTTTTAATCTGCTCTTTATTCAATTCAGCAGGGTCTTTGTTTTCAGGCAATTTTAATAGATAAGCATCAACATTAGTATTGTTTAAATCAGCTTGTAGTTTTAAAGCCTGTTGGTAAGCGTCCTCTCCGTTGTCAAATAATATTCCCACTCTCTTGATTCTTTTGTTAGATATTAAACGCACTTGTTTCATAGTATAATTTATTCCAAACGTAGCTACGGCATTTCCCTTGCCAAGTCTCCATACGTCCATCACTCCCTCAGTTATAATCACCTTGTCATTCGTAACGTAGTCAAGTCCATATAGATAATTTTTGATGTTTGTATCATGACAGGTTTTATATTTGTCTTTTTGTTTGCCTGTAATGTCCCTTCCCTGGAATGATACTAACTTCCCCTCATGGTAGATAGGGATTATGATTCTGAATTTATAGTCGCCGATTCCTTCAGTTCCTTTACTAACTCTCCAATCTTTGCTAAGTTCTTTTGGATTAAATCTTCTATCAATGAGATATCGTTTATGTCTTTTTGTGAAATCATAGATTCCAACAGGCAGACTAATCTGTCGATGTCTGCCAACTTTGTTATTATTTCTTTCATTTTCTGCTTTGTTTTGTTGATAGGTTTGGGTTTGTGTGGAACAAATACTTTCTTCATTTTTTCCTTTCTTATATTTCTTAATTATTTCATAAGGGTTTTTGTCAGTTTCAAATTCTTTAATTAGTTTAGGTAATTTATGGGTTCCACATTTCCAACAATTGATACTTCCTTTTTCAAGATGAATTCCAATATGTTCTCCGGCGTCATGACAGAAAGGGCATTGCATGTTTATCCATTCTGAGCTATATGTATATGGAATGTCAAGGTCTTCTAGGAATGTTATAATATCAAAATTCATTTTTTAGGTGCATGGTGAGTACAAATACGCTTCATGCGATTTGATTGATTAGTAATTGGACGATATGCTTTATCCCCAACAATTTCCTGGCATATTGCGCAAGCATCACTTTTGTGTTTTTTTGTCATCTTTGATAGCGTCCATATTTGCCGCCCGTAATGAACACTGTCAATGATTAACCATCCTTCAATAGGGACTTCTTTAATAATATACATTTATTTTTTATCTATTATATTTTGTAATATTTCTTGTGGGTTGAATTCTTTTTCTTCTTCTTCTTTTTCTAAAATTAATTGAGCAAAGTCTGTAAAAGTCTTACAACGATGTAAATCAAGTGATGTTATTACAACTCTATTTTTAGTGTTATCTTCTAATATTAATTTTAATAAACCTTTTTTTATAATTAATATCTTTATCATTTTCTTACTCTTTTCTTTATTTTAATACTTCCGGTTTACAGGTATTACGGTTGTGGCGATATAAAGTTTTTCCGTTGTGGGGAAATAGAATTACGGTTTCTACCGCTTTCTTCCATAGCTTTTCGTAAGAGTCTAATCCATCCTCTTTTGCTTTTTTTAAATCTACTAGGATTTTGACAGGTTTTTCGCAAATGTAGCATTTGGGATTATACTTGCGTTTGAATTTAGTTATGTTTTTTCTTCTTTTAAATTTACTCATTTTTCTGTTTTAGTTCAGCTATCATGTCTGCATCTTTAAAGCTATGTGCATAAGCTGACCATAGTGATCCGCCCCTATGTTCTTTATATTCCGCCCATTCAAATGAGTTTAAATATTCGTCTGTTAGCTTGTATTTTTCCCAAGCAATTCTCATTAGATTGTCTTTTGGTACTTCCTGTATTTTTGTCATAATTAATTACCCTGTTACCAAGTTATCTGAAATAAACGAGTGATTGTTTCTGTGTAATAGTGCATAAATATTATAACTGATGTTATACTTATTCCGTATTCTATTAGTGATATCATTTCTCCTCTTCTTTCTTTAAAGATTGTAAAAGGTTGTTAAAAATAGAAACGTCTTTTACTGTTGCTCCGTCCAGTACCTGGTCGAGTATCTTGCTTTTCTCTTCGATGTATTTCATTATCTTTTCTTCTATTGTGTTTTTTGCTATCAAATACCATGCTGTTACTGAGTCTTTTTGTCCGATTCTATGGCAATTGTGGATACTGCTTAATCCAATTATAAATGAATAGTTGTTTTCTACTGATAAATCATAAACCCTCTCTTTACCTCTTTTTGGTATGGAAATATTCGTTTCTGAAACAGGGAATAAAACATTACCATCTTTATTAATTTTTATTCTTGTGCTTCCTTTAATTTTGCTGATTATAGTGTGTTCAATAGTCCATACTTTAGATTTTTCTTTGTATCCAATTCCCATAATTGAGTTGCCAATTAAGGAATTTAGTAAGATTAATTGTGTTATTAATTTTGGAGATGCAGTGCTTCCTTGCTGTGTGTTTTTTCGTTTATATCCGTCGCCAGCATAATAACCATCTAATAAAATCTCAACTTGTGTTTTATTTAATTTAAATACCCAGTCTGGAAATTGTTTGTTATGTGCTCCTTTTCCAAACCAATTAATAAAATTAAAAGCTAAGTTTTTGGAATAGACAGTTCCTGAATAGCAGTTATCTTTATTTTCATAATGATTGGTATTTAGGTTCCCGAATTTTGTAGAAATAGTTTTTGCGACTTTATCAACAACAGCTTTCTTTTTTTTAGCGTCTCCGGAAATACTGATAAATGATGGATTGATATTGTATCTACCACATCCATTGGCTATATAATATCCAAAAGCAAAAAGCATATCATTGTCTATTTTTACCTCACTGAAAATATTTTTCATTCTTCCATTAGTTTGTTTAGTTCCCCAGTTGTTTTTGAATTTATTGGTGAATGGCTTTTGAAGTTTTAAAATATTAAGTTTTTTGTTGGGTAGTTTTGTTCCGGGATTCAGGACTAAAAAATGTTTATTAGGTCTTATATCAATTGCTTTTGTCCAATTGTATTTTTTTGTTTGTTTATCATATACATAGATTTTGTGGTCGTCAGTTACTTTTAGTTGTTCATTAAATCCGAAATATTTTATATTTATTTGTAGTTTTTTTCTTTCTATATGAGAATTAATATCTAAAACATTGTTCCATTTACCTAAATGAGTTAGAACTTTATCACCAATTTTTATAGATTCTATCTTTTTATATCCTTCTTTTGTGAGAATGTATTGTCCTTCAAAAACACATCTGTCTTCTGCTTGAATGTGTTCCGCTGGCGACCATCCTAGTTCTAAAAAGCATGTATTAGAGGAGGCGGTCAGGGTTATACCTATTCCAGCGGCCTTTATGTTTCCTATAAATAATTTTATATTTTCATTATTTTGAAAATCATTTACTATTTTTTGTCTTTTTGGTACAGGTGTAGAGCCGTCTAATCTTACATTGATTTCCTTAAAATGGTTTTCTAATATGTCAAGGGTTTTAGTGTGGGTGGTGAAGACTACTAATTTTTGACCTGTCTCAAGAAAATCTTCAATCCATTTAATCGCTTGTTTCATTTTTCCCTTACATGCTATTTGCTTACATTTCTCCATCTGAATTAACACTTCCGCCGCCTTCGCCTTTTCAGCTTTTGCTTTTCCTTCATTATTGTGAATCCATTCTATTATGTTATTTTCCACTTGGTTGTATTCATAGGCGTTATCTATTTCAAGCGGGATTATACTTCTTACTTTAGGAGGGAGGTCTTTTAGAACGTCCTTCTTTTTGTGTCTTATCATTATTTTATTTGTTAATAATTTATTTAATTCTGTTGTGTTAGATGATCCATTAAGATTCCAACCAAAACCATTATGTGTAGGATTACAATATTTATTGGCAAAATCCCATCTGGAGGAGAATAGGGAGGGATTAAGTATTTTAATTATATTCCAGAACTCGATTGGTCTGTTTACAATCGGAGTTCCGGATAATGCGATTATGTGTTTAACTCTTTTACATAGTTTTATGACTGCTTTTGTTCTTTGCGCCGATGAGTTTTTTAAGAAATGGCATTCATCGAGTATAATGACTTTTGGATTTAGTTTTTTTAACTCTTTTAATCTATTGGAAACAATATCGTAATTAATTATAACAAAATCTTCTTTTATGTTTTTACCGTTCTTTCTTCCGGATAATATTTCACTGTTCTTTTTTGTCCATATATCAATTTCATTTTGCCATGTGTATTTCACACTTGCTGGGACGATAATTAAGGCAGGTCTGAGTTCAGGGTGATGTTGTAAATATGCGATAACTTGACAGGTCTTTCCCAATCCCATCTCCGATCCTATCAATGCTCTACCGTTTAGAGATTCTAGGAATTCCACTCCTTCATGTTGAAAGGGATATAGCTTTTTATATAACCCTTCTATTTTATTTATAGTTTTAGTTTGTAAAGGGGCCTTTGCTTTTGTGAGCCATTTAAGTATGTCGGGAGAAATATCAAAATCCCATGATTTTAATGATTCAATATTTTCCTCACTCAAATGCACTCTCCATGACCTTGTATCAGGATCGTACTTTCTTCCGTTTAGGGATTTGACTTGTTCTAATGTTTTGGTAAAATCATCTCCCTTAAATTTGATCTGGATTTTGTTTTGTATTAGGTTGGCTGTTTTCATTTTCTTTAGTTAAATTGTTTATAATCTATGTTAAGAATCGAGTTCTTTGGTGGCTTAACTATGTCTCTTGTATTAGATGTTTTTTTTTGTTTTTATGTTATTAAGATTTATGTTTGACATTTTTCTTCCTGTCTTAGTTTCTTTCATATTACACCTTCCTTTTTAAAAATTGTTTTATATGTTAATTGGTAGCTTTAAGGAAATAAAATCTTTGATATCGTTGTCTATTTTATTTATAGCACAGTATTTTATCCAAGCCTCTTGCATCGTCATATGTGTTTGTTTTATTCGGTCTTTGTTTTCAATTGCTTTTTTCATTTCAAATCTCCTTTTTAAAAAGTTAAATTATAAACACAACCACCATTTTAATTCTGCTCTATACTTTTCACCTATTAACGTTATTGCTTTTTCCAGGAATTCATATGGATTGCTTGTAGAGTTAACATCTCATACTCTCCTTTTCAAAAAATTGTTTTAATTTATTATGTTAAGTAGTTTGGCTTTGCCTTTGAAATACATACCATGTCTTCTTAACCACGCTTCTACGTTTTTAATGTTTGCCGGTACATTTACGACTACTTCTGTATTTATACCCGTTTGAATGTCCATTTTCCCTGCCTTGACTACGTAGCTTATAATTTCAATTGCTTTCTTCATTTCTATTCTCCTTTTCAAAAATTGTTTATTAAATAAATTTAGCTTGTCTTTTGACTTTTTCCGGATCAGTTTCAATTTCAGTAAAAGTAAAATCTCTTGAAGCCCAATCAGTGCCGAAACATTTTGATACTGATATACATACTATCTTGTTTATTATATCAATATAAACACTCTTACGTCCAAATAAGTAATCACCGAATATTTCTATCTGATCTTTCTTTGTCATTTTATTATCTTTCTTCATTTCAAATATCCTTATAAAAATGTTTTAAATAACTTAACCTTACAACCTAAGTATACTGCATAAACAAAAAAAGTCAATAATAAAAATAATAAAAATAAAAGAAACATTCTAAGTATATGTAGTATAAGGAGTTAGTTTTAAAAAAAAGTATTGTTTTTTATGTACAATAGTATTAGAATAATGACATTATGGGTAGATTCAAAAGAAAGAATGGGAATAGTAAGAATATTATCAATAAATTCAATGGTTCGGTATCAATAAAAGAGAAGATATTTATAGAAGAGTATTTACAGGATTTTAATGGAACAAGAGCATATTTAAAAGCGTATCCAAAGGCTAATTGGAGCACTGCAAATACGGAAGGGTGTCAAATCCTAGGAAAACCGTGTGTGATGGAGGAGATAGATAAAAGAATCACTGAAATGTTTAGTAGATTGGAAATAAGGAATGAGGATTTGATAGCAGAATATGCAAAACAAGCATTTATAGATACAAGGAGTTTTTATGTTAATAATGTGTTTGTAGGAATGAATAGATTGAACATAGCTCAACAATCTTGTATTGAATCTTTAGACGTTGAGGAGATGTATGAAATAAACAAAAATGGTGAAAAGGAATATGTTGGCAGAAAAACAAAAGTAAAGTTTTATAGTAGGAAAGGGGCTATGGACTCCCTCATGAAATATAAAGGATTAATCAAACAAGATGTTACTAATAATATAAATATAGATAATCGGACGGTTGAATTAATTGCATCAAAGGAGTTGGAGGACAAATTAGGTGCTAACAAAGTTATTGAATTCAACAAACTTCTCTCGGGAGGGGGAACAGGTTGAAGAATTACAGGTTACTAAACAGCTATTAAACATAACTGCTGCTCAATGTAGCTTGAGAGAATTCATCAAGCAAGCATGGTGTGTTCTTGAACCGAAAACAAAGTTTGTTTCGGGTTGGCACATAGACGCAATATCAGATCATTTAGAAGCTGTAACAAAAGGACATATCAAAAGACTGCTTATCAACATTCCACCAAGATGTATGAAGAGTTTATCAGTTTCAGTATTCTGGCCATGTTGGAGTTGGATCAATGATCCGGCTGTGAGATGGCTTTTTTCATCTTATGCTCAAGACCTATCCACTAGGGACTCTCTCAAATGCAGGAGATTGATTTTATCGGATTGGTATCAATCAAGGTGGGCTGATAGGTTTTATCTTGTAGGCGATCAAAATCAGAAGACCAGGTTTGAAAATAATTATACAGGGTGTAGGTTGTCTACGTCTGTTGATGGAGTTACGATAGGTGAGGGTGGTGATAATATAGTCATAGATGATGCTCATAATGTTAAGAAGGTGGAGAGTGATGTAATCAGGAAAGGTGTATTAACATGGTATGATGAGATTATGACTACTCGTCTTAATGATATGAAAACAGGAACGATAACTTTGGTTATGCAACGGTCACACTATGGTGATTTGGCAGGGCATGTGTTGGAGAAGAATAAGGATTTTGTGCATCTTATGTTACCTGCTGAGTATGAACCGGATAGAAAATGTGTTACTATCTTAGGTTTTGAAGATCCACGTAAAGAAGAAAATGATTTGTTATGGCCTGAAAAGATGGGTAGAGATGAGATTGAAAAGCAGAAGATGATGGGTACTTATGCTTATTCAGGTCAATATCAACAAAGACCCTCTCCTCGTGGCGGTGGTTTATTCAAGGTTGGGAAGTTTAATATTGTTGAAAATCTAACTGGGTTTAATGTAGTACTTTGGATTCGCTATTGGGATAAAGCAGGAACTCAGGATGGAGGTTGTTTTACTTGTGGCGTAAAGATGGGTATAACACACAATAAAAAGATACTCGTAGTTGATTGTGTCCATAGACAATGGGCAAAAGATATTAGGGAGGCTATGATAAAATTGGTTGCTGAGAACGATGGTAAGAAATGTATTACATATGTTGAGCAAGCTCCTGGTGAGTGTGGCAAGGAGAGTGCTGAGTATACTATAAAGAATTTGATAGGGCTTAGAGTCAAAGCAGACAGGCCAACAGGTAATAAGGAAGATAGAGCTATGCCTTACGCAGATCAGGTTGAAATAGGCAATGTATCTATTCTAAAAGCATCTTGGACGGATGATTTTATTGCAGAGCATGAAGGGTTTCCAAAGGGCAAATATAAAGATATGGTAGACGCCAGTAGTGGGGCTTTTAATAAATTAACCACAATGAAGTTTGTTCGAGTGCCTTCCAGAAAATGATTATCAATAGCAAAACAGGGACTAAATAAAATGAAGTCGTCTCCTTTCGTCATTTTATGTTTGTCTTGGCATGAAGCTGTTTTGCTGTGTAAGGGTGGGGAGTTTAGCTTATAGGGAGAGGTAGGCTCCTCACCTGATTTTAATATATACATAAAAGAGGTTAATAATGAAAATGAATACATCAAAACAATCTAGAATAAAAGTAATTGATAACGGAAGCAAAGAAACGTTAATGAGGATTAGTGGTAAGATGAGGAAGATTACTGATCTTGTCACGAATGGTATGATACAAACAAGAGCTGAGTTGAGTGGGGCGTTGGGGAAGTCTTACGGTACTACCAGGGATTTATACAAAGCATTAGGGTATATAAAACAACCTACATTCCAACATTACTATGATAGATATGAAAGGCAGGATATAGCAAAGGCTATTGTAGACATTCCTGTAACATCGTCCTGGAGGTTGTATCCTACTATAAAAGAAATACAGGAACAGGAGAGGGAGGGAGAGAAAACACCATTTGAAGAGTCTATTGATAATTTAATCAAGGATTCTAAAATGTTTCATTATTTGAGTAGAGTAGACAGATTGAGTGGGATAGGTCAATATGGTGTTTTGTTAGTAGGGTATAATGATGGCAATATTCTAAAAGAGGAAGTTAGTCAGGCAGGTGAGATATTGTATTTACAAACGTATAGTGAGGATAATGCCAAGATTAAGGAATGGGATAAAGACGAAAAGAGTCCTCGATATGGACTTCCTTTAACATATCAACTCAGCGTGACAAACCCTGATAGAAGTTCTAGGAATAGTATTGAAGTGCATCATACCAGGGTATTGCATGTCAGTGAGGGGATGTTAGAGAGTGATGTTTTCGGTTCGAGTAGACTAAAGTCCGTGTTGAATCGTTTACATGATTTAGATTTAATTATGGGTGGGAGTGCTGAAATGTTCTGGAGAGGGGCTTTTCCCGGGTTTGGTGTGATGGCAAAAGAAGGGGTTTCTTTCATGGATGACGCTCAAAGTTTAACGGATTTTGAAACTGAATTGGATTCTTACTTTAATAATTTACAAAGATATTTCAGGGTAGAGGGTGCTGATATAAAAGAGATGCACATTCAAGTTGCCGATCCTGCAAATCATATTGATATACAATTGATTGCTATAAGTGCAGCTACAAGAATCCCAAAGCGTATATTGATAGGTAGTGAAAGAGGCCAGCTAGCGAGTGAACAAGATGAAACTGCATGGAATATTAAGGTAGATGAAAGACGGACAAATTATATTGAACCCATGATACTAAGACCGTTTATAGATATGCAGATTGAAAGGGGAATAATACCCAATCCTTCGCTTGGATATATGGTAGAGTGGCCTGATTTGTTTGTGACTAGTGAAGATGAAAAGGCGAAAGTATCTAAAACGAAGAGTGAGTCAATTGCGATATATTCAAATAGTGTTAGTGCTGAACAGGTAGTCCCTCCTGAGATATTCTTAAGCGATATAATGGGATTTAGTGAGGATAAGATCAGGCAAATACAAGACATGGTGAATGAGGTTATGGTAGAGGAAGAGGCAAATATAAAAGAAGAAAATGAGATTATGAAAGAGGAGTTAGCTAAGAGGGAGAAAGAGGTAGTTGAAGAGTGATAGAATATTGTTGTATTTATAAAATTATAGGATGTGCTCTACTCTTTAGTTTTACCGGAGCTATTATTTTAATAAGCATTTTTATTTTAATTGTAAAAAGAAAAGAAAAGAAATGAAAGAACAAGGCATATTTGATGTAAAAGCGTTTAAAGTTCCTGAGGGATATAAAGCCAAACCCTCTTGCATGGATTGTTTTGGAAAGGGTTATAAAACTTTACTTGATAAAAATAAGAATAGGAAGAAAATTCTTTGTCATTGTATAAGAAAAAAGGAGGTTAAAAAGTATGATTAAAAGATTGTTGTTTGTTTCAATATTAGTCAGTTTGTTATTTTGTGGTACTACTTTTGCTGATACAGTTTCTAAAAGTATAACGGCTCAGAATGTTTGGAGTAATGCTATTGTGCCAAGTCCGGTTAGTGCTACTACTAGCAGGAAGTCAGGATTTTTAAACGTTAGTATTGGAGGTACCTGGGTGGCAACAGTGACATTGCAAAGGAGCTTTGATTCAGAAGTTACTTGGAAAGATGTAAAGACATGGACGGCAAATGCTGAAAGGGCTTTGATTGATAAGACACCTAACGTTGATTACAGAATCGGAGTAAAGACAGGAGAGTTTACCAGTGGGACGGTTGTAACTATATTGAATACAGATTAGAAAGGATAATTATATATGGATAAAAGATTATTGAAATTAACAATAGGTGTTTTTTTAGTAGTTTTTGGATTGATAGGAATTGTCTCTATTACCGCTGATGATAAGGTGTTAGATGGTGGTGTGGGGTTGTTAGGTATTAGTGATGGAGCCGGAGGTGCGGGAGCACCTACAGATGCAACATATATCACACAAACAGCAGATGGAGATTTAACAAATGAACAAGCAATGGGGGCATTGGGTACAGGAATAGTAAAGAATACGACAACGTCAGGTGTACAAAGTATCGCTGTTGCAGGGACTGATTATTCAACTTCTTCCGCTACTGAAACTCTTACCAATAAAACTCTTGATGATTCAACAAACACCATTCATGCAGACACTACATATATTGATTCCCGTAATGTTTCAGGGAGTACGATTACGGGAGGGAGTCCTGTTTATGCCTCCGGTTATAATGCCGGTCAGGATAAAATTGAGATAGATTTATCTGATTCAGATGTTTCAGGAACTATGCCGGCTATCGGAATAGCTGAAAGTGATATATTAAACAATGCTAATGGGCATGTTGTTGCTAGTGGAGTTTTCGATAGTTTAGATACTACAGGGACACCAGAGGGAGAGTCCTGGGCTGTTGGTGATACTTTGTATGTTTCAGCAACGTTAGGAGAGTTGACAAATATAAAACCTACAGGAAGCACAGAATTAATTCAGGCTATTGCAAAAGTTGTTCGTTCACACGCTACGTTAGGTAGGATTTTAGTGCAGGGTGCTGGTAGAACAAATGACGTTCCTAATAGTATATTAGCGGCAGCGGGTTGGACTGATAATGATCCTAATGTTGTTTTAACTGATATTACCGATAATGTAGGAATTGGTACTGAAACTGTAGGCACAACAAACCAACTACATATAGTTCTAGATGGTGCTAAGGATATTTTTATAGATGGTGCAACAAATCCACGTACTATTGATACGGGAATAATGAGGTTTGAGCATAAACCATCTATTGTAAATACCCGTTGCATCACAAAAAATGTAGACGCAAATAGTATGGCCTCAACACATGGTGATGTTGTTAATCTTAAGGCAACAGCATTGGCAGCGGGTGAGACGGCAACCGCCTATCAAGTGAATATGGATGCTAATACTTCTACGGGTGGAGTGATGAGGGGTCTTTCCATTTCAAAGAGTGGAGCCGGTTCTGCTGTTGGACATGGTATTCATGTTGATTCCGGTATAGATGTTATAAGTCATTTTGCAGGTACTTTTATCAATATTGAACAGGGATGGGACGAGAACGGTGGCTTTGTTGATACGACAGCCGCTTTCAATGCAGCAGGTACGGACGTAACAATATTCGATGCTGACAATGATATGATCCATATAGGCATGGCAACAGCATTTAATGAAATACAAGTCAATCTAGATACGTTTGCCGGAGGTGCTGGAATTTTTCCAACATTTGAATATTCTAGTGGAGGAGGGGCTCCGGTATGGACTGTGTTCACTCCAGAAGATGAGACACAAGGAATGAGGCAAAGTGGAGTGATTACATGGATGGTTGCAGATTTAGTTACTCCTACTTGGGCGGTAGCTACTATAAATGCTGTAAGTAAGATGTATATTCGCATTACGAGAACACAGAACACCATTCCAGTTGACCCTATTGAGGATACAATTCAAGTAGCTTCTACAGTTGATTATGAATGGGACGCCACAGGAAATCTTACGATAAACAGTGTAATTCTTGAAGGCACGTCAGATGCGTTTGAACAAACAATCAATACAATAGATCCAAGTGCAGATAGGGCGTTTAACTTCCCTGATGATGAAATGGTTGCCGGTGATGTATTAGTTGCTAGTGACGCCAGTGATCTAGAATATCTTAACCTTGCAACGACTGAAATATTGATTGGTGATGGTTCGGGTATACCAACGGCTGCCACTTTATCTGGTGATGCAACGATGACAAATGGTGGAGTAGTCACCGTTGTTGATGATTCACACAACCATGTAATTACTAATATAGATTCATTTTCAAAAGCAAACCTTGAAACACAGACAAGTGATGTAGCTGATTATGCTGAGGCTGATGGTGATGTATATACGGGGGTGCATGACTTTGGTGGAGCAGATTCTTTTGAAGTAGTAAACTCAGCTACACCAACTACAGACGCTACCGGAGAGATTGCATTAGATACTACTATAACAGATCACCAACCATTAGTGCAGTATTATGACGGTGCTGAAAATATGACTGTTATTGCTATTGACACGGCTGAGTTACCTGCAACAGATAATGAGATAATAAAATATGATGCTGCATTGGATAAGTTTGTTTTAGAGGCTGATGCTGGAGGCACTGCTAGTGGGTGGACTGATGACGGTACGGTTGTTAGATTAGATGACGCAACTGATGATGTGGGAGTGGGTACATCAACACCCTCCGTTAGACTAGAGGTGTGGGAGGATAGTGGGACGGTCGCTACGTTAAAACTGCATGGAAGTAATCACGCTGAGGCAAATGATTATATTGAAATATCACATAGAGTATTTAATCAAAATAACTTAGGTAATTCTGTATTTATTGGAGCTAGTGCGGGAGCCGCTGATGATCTATCTGATAATCGGCATGTCTTTGTTGGTACAGAAGCTGGTCTCAGTAATACTACGGGGCATCGGAATGTCTTTATAGGACATACTGCGGGACGTACTAATACAACAGGCTTGTATAATACGTTCATAGGTGAAGAAGCCGGTTATACTAATTTAGGAGGTTCTAGTAACACATTTATAGGGAGGAAAGCAGGTTATAAAACTACCAGTGGAAATAATACTTATGTTGGTGAGGGTGCGGGTTTAAACAGTATCGGAGTTACTAAAAATTCTTTCTTTGGATGGGAATCCGGTAATCGCACTACTACAGGATCATCTAATACTTATATAGGGTATCAGGCAGGAAAATTTATAGCCAATGGGGTTACGGCAAACCAGACGACAGGCACAAGCACGTTTTTAGGTATGAATACAAAGTCTTCTGCAAATGGTGTAGCTAATGAAACTGTAATTGGATATAACACAATAGGCAAGGGAAGCAATACTGTAATCCTGGGAGCAGAGGGAGCTAACATAGCGGTATATGCAACGGGTGGTTTGATAGTGAATGAAGAGGGGTTTGATGTAGATAGTAGAATAGAGGGATTAAGCGATGTTAATTTGTTTTATGTGAATGCCGGTGATGATAATATTGGTATTGGAACCGATACGGCAACTGAAAAACTTCAAGTAGAAGGTAATATTAAAGCTAATTCTAACTTTGTAATGGAGGGAGTTTCAAGTACACGGAGTGTTTCAAGGGCTATAGAATTAAGGGTACAGCCTGGAGCAACACCAGGAACTAATATTAATGTAACTAATACGAGCATCGTGACTGGATATAATCCTCCTACTATCACAGATGCAACTGACTTGGCAAAAAGCGGGACTGTTGGATCTTTTTCACTTAGTGCAGACGGTCTGACTATTACATTGGATTTAACAGAAGACGTTATAGGTATTCTGAATTGTGCTATACAGCTTCACGACATAAATTCATCCTCAACGACAGAGATGTATGTGTCTCATGCAGCAATGGCAAGTAGTAATATGACTATTATTCTAAGAAAACGGGGAGGCACTGCGTCTATAGATTTAACAACAATAATGGATGCCGGTGATAGGGCTGATATATTAATAGGTTTTATAACTTCAAGTTAAATGAAAGTAGAGATTAACCATTTCGGAGATTGATCTATTTATGCTTTAGGTTGTGATATTTGTGACTGTGGAGAGTTTAGAAGGTTGCTACCTAGTATAGATAGATATAATGTTATAGATAAAGAAACTATGGAATTATTAGTAAAACATCAATGTCAAGTTCATGATTTTGCTGAGATTGAAATGAGTAAACGCAAAAAGGAAATAGTTTTTAATAATGAATCATATAGAGTGTATTGATAATAAAGTAGAGCATCAACATAAGGTTAGACTCAATGCCGTAGTGCAGTTTGATCCTACCCGTACCCTCACCTTGAGGAATAGATTTGTAAGGGATATGGAGAAGCGGTTCAATCAGCTTAAGAGAGATATTACAAAACACATAGTAGAGGAAGATGCTTTAGGAGCAAATGAGAAAAGAAATGTTTTTGATTTTTCTACTAAGATCAATGCTATCAATCTTGAGATTGTTCCTTCTAACAGATCAGAAGAATTGAAAAAATTAAAACCAAAAGTTATTACCAACATATTTGAATACACTCGTTCACAAGCAAAGGCAGAATCATTTATGCGATGGTTGGATAGGATGGAAGAGCAGGGGATATTAGAGCAGGCAGCTCCTAGATTGGGTGCAGCACCAACATTACAGCCTTGGACAAATCAGTATATTCAATCGTCTTATCAAAAGGGAATATTGAGAGCAAGACAAGAGTTAAATGCAATAGGTGTTCCAGTGACTACCGGTGATCCTTTCGGTGTAGGAATAAGTGCTGTTTTCAACCAACCAATTCACGTTGATAGAATGGGTTTATTGTTTACCAGGACATTCGAGGACTTAAAAGGAATAGACTCTGTAATGGATAGTTAGATCAGTAGAACACTTACTCAAGGTATGGCAGAGGGTTTAAGTCCTCGCACAATCGCAAGACGTTTAAATGATAGAGTGGATAAGATAGGCAAGGTGAGAGCAAGAGCATTGGCAAGGACTGAAATTATTCGTGCTCATCATTCTGCTAATGTGCAAGAGTATAGAATGGCAGGTATCGAAAAGGTAAGAGTGAAAGCAGAATGGGTCACTGCGGGATTTAATGTGTGTTTTTCAGCTTGGACATTTGTTAATACAGATAAGGGTATAAAACCTATTCATAAATTAGTGATAGGAGATTTAGTACATACCAGGCAAGGATTAAAAAAAGTATTAGCTACTTCTAAAAGAAGATATAAAGGAAATATGATTAAGTTAAAAACTAATATAGGAAAGACATTTGTAACAGATGAACATCCTTATTGGGATATTAATAAAGGATGGATTCCTTCAAGACAATTGACTCTTAATAGTTCTTTGCAATCTTTTTCTAATAAGAGCATTGATGTTCTTAGTGTTAGTGATTTCAATATCGGTTATTCTGCAAATGCTAATTCCTTTATTAGTAAGAAAGGTATTTTTATTAAAATCTTTAACAGGATTATGCCAATAAACTCCGTCTACTTCAAGAGCGATTTTGTGTTTAGGAATGTAAAAATCAATGCTATATCTACCTATAGAAAATTCTTGAACATGTTTAATTTTAAGAAAGGTAAGAGATTTTCTAACCGCTTTTTCAGGTCTTGTTTCTCCAGTGAATTTCCTATAGCAACTAAGGCAACAGAAAATACAATCACTAGCAGGAACAGTTCTAAATTCTTTTTTACATTCTTTGCAAATTTTAATCAATGGAGGTCTTCTACATTCCTCAGAGCAATAATGCCTTTTAAGTCCTCTTGCAAAATCCCCATTATTATACTTAAAAGATTTGTTGCATCTTTTGCAAGTAATAAGAGTAAAAGAACCGTTCTTTCTAGGCGATCTTTTTATTTTGCATCTATCACAGTTTTTGTATGTGCTGCTCTTTTTTGTTTTAAAAAGTTCTTTGCATGTAGAACATTCACGTTTGATAATTCCGATTTCCTTTTTATTTCTTTTATAGCATTGTATGGAACAGAATCTTGTATTGGGATCAGTTCTCTTCCCTTTACCACCAGGATAAAAAGATTTTTTACAAAGCTCACATATTTTATTAGAAAGTCTTTTTGTAGAGTCATGGTAACAGGTAGAAGAACAAAAAACATGGGTTCCTCTTTTATCAACACTATTTCTTCTAACAAAAGGCTTTTTACAAAAGTTACAAATGAATTTAAAAGGCATTATTATAGTCTCCGAAGTTCTTTAAATATTTCTTATTATCAATTGTACCACATTCGGCCTAATGTTTACAACTTAAAAATAGAAGATGTTCCAGAGTTTTATGCTAATGGGATATTAGTACATAATTGTCCAATATGTTCCGGTAATGAAGGCAAGATATTTACTTTAAGACAGATAGAGGGGTTAATTCCTGCTCATCCAAATTGCAGATGTGTTATTGTACCAGTGGTACAGGATGAAGAGTTATTTAAGGAGCCAACTTCTATAGACATTTCTCCTGATATTAAAAAAGATTTATCACAAGAACAAATAGATGGTGTTTTAAAAAGAATAATTCTTTCTAAGAGAGCTAAAATAAATGGAGATAAATTGATTGTAGTAGATACAAAGGCTTTTGATAATGCTTTTAAAAAAGACACAGATTTTTATATTGGAAGGGGAGGAGAAGGAGGGGTTAAGGGACGTTATGAAGGGTTTCAAAAGTTTATAAAAAAAGGAACTAAAATAGAAGCTTCCGAAGTTGTTGTGACGGATGAAGGGAGGGTAGTGTTTGTGAATGGAAGACATAGGTGGGCTGTAGAAAGGGATATTGGAATGAAGGAAATATCTGTCGCCATGTCCTCTGGCTCTGAGGCTAATTCATTGATATTTAATTTAAAGTAAAATATGAGAGTGGAAATAGGAAAATGATAATAAGAATATTGACGATAGGATTAATTATATTCTTGACTTCGTGTGCAAGAATAGCTTATGTTGGTGAGGACGGTAAGATCAGTTATTGGAGGTTAGGCAATCAAAAGATAGAGAATTTGGTACTTGAAAAAACAAATGAGGGTGTGCTTAAAGTAAGCTTTGATAACCAGGAGGGTAGTGCGGGAGATTTATCAGAGGCAGTGAAGAACTTATCGGAAGTAGCTAAGAAAGTGAGTATGATTCCATGACAAGTTATGGTAAAGAATTAATTATTGATTTACATAAATGTGATGTTTCTAAATTCAATAGAAAAGACATTGAACAGTATTTTATTGAGCTATGTAAATTGATAGATATGGAAAGATGCGATTTGCACTTTTGGGATGATGAGGGAGTGCCGGAAGAGGATAAACAAACGTTACCACACACAAAAGGAATTTCAGCGGTGCAGTTTATTTTAACTAGTAACATAACTATTCATACATTGGATCTTTTAGAAAATGCTTATATAAATATATTTAGTTGTAAAGACTTTGACTTTCAAACGACTTTAGCTTTCTCTAAGGATTTTTTTGGGGGTGTTGCCGTAAATTGGACAGAGGTAAATAGAGTATGAAGCTTTATAGAAGAAAGTTATGGATATTCAACCTTGGAAAACGATAAATTCACACAATTAGTTGAAGATTTAAAGAATGGAGATTTAACACTTACGCATCTACAGATTGCAGTACGGGTATATGTAAGAGAAAATAACAAGATACCTGATGGTGTAAAGGATTTACTTGCAGGCAAAAATGAGCAATGGGGTTTAATAGGCAAGTCGTTTGATATAATGAACCAAACCATTGGTTGTATGGAATTAGCATATCGAAGAGGGAGTGCAAAATAATGAACAAGTTCAAATTAGGAAAGTATGTATAGGGAGGATCGTAAAATAATTACATGGTGTTTTTTAATTTTTAGAAAGAGAAAGGAATAGTGAAAATGATAGGAGCGATGTTATTAGAGGAAGAGTGTATTGTTGATGGTTGTAAAGTAGTTGTAGGAATAGATAATGGATTAGATTTTTTTGTATCTGCAATAGAGTTGTCAGATGATTTTGAAATTATAGCTGATGAAAGAAATGACGATGGTGATTTACTTATAGTTAAAGATTTGGAAAAAGCAGATGGGAAGTTTGGTGTTTATATAGGGGTATCTGTTAGTGAGATTATGAAGATAAAGAATTTTGATGGCGCTATTGAGTTCTTAAGAGTTATGAGGGGTGATAGAAATTCTATTGTATTGCATGGTATTACAAGAATAGTTGGTTACTATTCAAGAGTCAATAACTGGAACAAAAGCAAAACCCAGGAACTTCGACAAAGAGTAGAATCTAGGATGGTTGGTGGTTATATTTTAGGAAAAGATAAACCGATTTATCAGGAAGAAGCACTAATGGCTATTGATAACATAAGTTTGAATGAGATAAGTAATGTAGTTTAGAAAGTCTTATTTAATAGAGGAGGTATTGTGTTTAGAAAAATAATTGTATTACTTGCATTTACTTTTATTTATTTGTTTGTTGTCACGGCGTATGGTCAGGAAGATGGCCATGGTGTAACCTGGGATGCTAATACAGAAACCAACTTAGCAGGATATAAACTGCATTATGGCCCATCAAGTGGAAATTATACAGCGACTATTGATGTGGAAAATGTGCTTGAATATATGTTTTTTACAAACCCCGTAATCACGGATGGTCTATATTATTTTGTGGCAACTGCATATGATACAAACAACAAAGAGAGTCTTTATTCAAATGAATTATTTATCAATATAGATGTTACAGCGGAGGTTACTCCATTAGATGGTATACTTGATAATGATACTCAGTGGACAAAGGCAATCGGAACGTGGCAAATTTCTAACGGTATAGATTTCTATGGTACAAATTCTAAGTATAGTAATGTAGCTGGAAATAAATACATTTTTGAGTCATTTGGTGTTAGTGGGCGGAAGGAGTTGTTTCTATGGTGGACATATTTTAATACAAGATGTTCAAATGTTCCTATTCAAGTTTATGATGGAAGCAATCTTATTGATACAAGAATGATTGATCAAACAGATCAGACTAAAGCAGGTCAGTGGAATGCGTTAGGTTTATACACTTTCAATGATACTGCGAGAGTTGTGATAAATTCACAAGGGGGGTGCACGAGTAGTGCAGATGCGGTGAAGATTGCTAATCCTCCTCTATTACCACCACAGACGTTTAGGATTTCAGGGATTATAACTCTTATTCCTATACCAGAATAAAAGCAAGAAGGGGTTTTAAAAATGGGAGATGATATTATTGTAAAAGATGTTCAATTAATACAAGGTGGGTTATTACAAATAGATTTCATGAATACAAAAACTGGTGAAAACTATAGAGCGTTTAGTGAAGGAAAAGAATTTTTTAGTTTATTGGGAAGTTCAATGGCTAGTAACTCAGAAAGATGGATGAGTTCATTTGAAGATTCTCTTGTAGAATAATAAAAAATGCCAATACCTAATCTAAACAAAGGGGAGTCACAAAGTAAGTTTATAAGTAGGTGCGCTGGAAATAAGACCATGAATAAGGATTTCCCGGATCAAAAACAAAGACTTGCTATATGTCATTCTCAGTGGAGGAAAAGGAATAACATGAAAGTAAATATTAGTTTGAAAAATAATTTTGAAATTAAGAAGGAAGTCATTGGAGACATTGAGTATGTAGTAGTGCCAGTGATAGCAATGGTGGAGGGTGTGCGGAATAAGCTATTATATACCGCTGATGAAATAGCAAAGAATGTTGAGCAGTGGGATGGTGTTCCCGTAACAATAAACCATCCTGAAAGTAGAAGAGGAACGAGTGTTGGAGCAAACTCCTCTCCACAACTAATGGAAATACAGGTAGGTAAGATGTTTAATACTACTGTCATAGGTGGAAAGCTTAAGGGAGAGCTATGGATTAGTATAGAAAGAGTTAAAGAGGTTTCTCCAGAATCATTGTCGGCTATAGAGGAAGGTAGGTTGGAGGTTAGTGTAGGTTTGTTTAGTGCTGGGGATGGAACTAAAGGTGTTTGGAATAATGAGGAGTATAATGAAAAGCTATTTGATTTTACGCCTGATCATATTGCTTTATTGCCTGAGGGGTTAGGTGCTTGTAGTTGGGCGGACGGTTGTGGTGTGAGAGATAATAGAAGAGGAGGTGATGGTGATGTGAAAATTACTGTTGATAAGGTTGGAGATGTATCACAATTTACATTTATAGGTTCAGATGAAGAAGTTGGATCGGCTTTAGCACTTTTAAATAAGGAGGTTACCAGTATGATAACAAAAGAGAGAATAGATGCTTTGTATACGAATGATAAGAAATTTATGTTTCCTGATGACGATCCTACAAGGAAATTCTTATCTAAGTTATCGGAGGATGTTTTTGTAAAGTTAGAGGATTGTAGGTGTAGTGAAGTGGATGCTTTACTTACAAATGCTAAGAAAGCAGAAGATGAAAATAAGAAATTGCTCAGGGTTAATTCTGATTTAAAAACTGAGTTGGAAAAAAGTAAGAAAGAGAAGATGGATGGTGATAAGGAAAAAACGGATAATAAGGGGGATGGGGATTTGAAGATAAATAAGGAAGAGTTAGCGAAAGAGATTCTTGAAGGTTTTACCTTTGATCAGCTTCTTGGAAAAGCAAAACCTGAATTGAGGGAGTCAATTGAAGATGGTCTTAAGGTGAATGAGGAAAAAAGGAGTGGGTTGATTAAAAGCATTTTATCCAAAAAGGATTGTCCTTATGAAGAGGAAGAGTTGAAGGGTTTGAAGACTAATGCTTTGGAGAAGTTGGTTTCTTTCGGTCAAGTCCAGGTTAATTATACGGGGCGTGGTGGGGGTAAGACAACCACTCAGTATACTGAATTTGAAAAACATTCTGATGGTTCCGGTGTCCCTAAGATGCCAACGCTTGAAGAGTATGCCGCTTCGCTTAAATAATTTATTTTATTTTAGATGTTTGTTTTTATAGGAGGGATTTTATATGGCGCCGAAAACAATTTTATTGAAGGGCAATCCCCATCAGAAGCTGGCAAAGGCTACTGCTGTGGCGATTACGCCAGGATATTTGTGTCAGTATGATAGTACTGCTGGTCAAATAGAAGCTCATAGCACTTCTGGGGGAAATGCGGCAAGATTATTTGCAATAGAGGATGCTCTACAAGGCAAAGAGATTGGTGACAATTATGCTGTAAGTTCTCAAGTGCAGTTTATATGTGCGAGGTTGGGAGACGAGATTTATGCTATGTTGCAAGACGGTCAGAACATTACTAGAGGTCAGTATTTGGAGAGTAATGGCGATGGTACATTGAAAGCGTATGGATCGGGATTTCCTGTTGCTGTTGCATTAGAGGCGGTGGACTTGTCAGCTTCTGCAAATACAGCGGATGCTAGAATCAAGATTGAAATAATGTAATTCATTTTTAATTTAGAATAGGAGGATTGTGTATGGAGCCTAATGTAAACATTGGAGGGGATGCTCAAGTAACTTCTTTTCAAGAGATGCTTGATGCGAAAGGTTATGGAGGGAGTATTGCTTCTAAACTTCTACATAACAATATGGATGTAAAGTGTCTAAGGACTAATGAGACCCTTTTACATGAGGAATGGTTAGAGATAGATAAGGCAGTGATAGAGGCCGCTCATTTAAGGCAGGTAGGCATAGCTGATTTACGTTCTAGGAATTTAGTTTATACAATGAATGGAATGGCAAAATCAGTTTTGGCTTATCAGGATATGTCGGATATTGAGGGAGCAGATGTTTCGATGGATGGGGTTACTAAAGGTGAGAGAGATCGCCCTGAATATAACATAAATTATTTGCCATTGCCTATTATTTTCAAAGACTTTAGTTTTTCTTTAAGGGAATTACAAGAGTCTAGGAACGGTAGCCAGCCGTTAGATACTACTATGGCAGCGGCTTCGGCAAATAAAGTAATTGAGAAAGCGGAAGAGTGGTTATTTCAAGGTTCAAGTTCTTTTACTTATGGTGGGGGTACTATCAGAGGATACCAAGACGCTCCTCAAAGGACTACCAGGGCGATTGGGACTAGTTGGACTACTGATACTGGAGCTAACATTTTAACGGATGTGAGGAATGCGAAACAGGATAAAATTGATGATAGGCATTATGGAGATGCAATCTTGTATATTCCTACGGCGTATGAAACTGTTATGGATAATGATTTTACCACTAATTATCCGATAACCATAAGGGAAAGAATTTTGAAAATGACTGGTATTCAGGATATAAAGGTAGCTGATCAGTTAACTGCGGATAACGTTATGTTGGTACAAATGACTGCCGATGTGGTAAGAATTGTTGAGGGTCTTCCAATCACTACAGTACAATGGAGTTCTGGTGATGGCCTAAGAATCTTCTTCAAGGTCATGACGATTCTGATTCCACAGGTACGGAATGATCAACAGAGTCGTAGTGGTATCGTTCATTTGTCATAGTGGCTGAAATTTATTTTAAATGGTATACAATCCATTCTTAGGAGGGTGCATATGAAGTTTAGATTAATGAAAAAAAGAGGGAGACACATTACAAAGGATAAAGTTTATTATGAAGGTGATATTATTACTTGTGAAGATGAGAAGGAGTTAGGAGGTGCTTTAAATAAGTTTGAAAGAGTTGATTTTAAAGAGGATGTTATGCCTGATCCTATATTATTCACAATAGTCAAGAGAGTGGAGAAAAAAGGGTATGATGTGGTAAACATTGAATCAGGAGAGAAGATCAATGACAATGCTTTAACAAAAAAAGAGGCTGAGGAGTTGGTTGGTGAAACCAAAAAGGAGCAAGTAGGTGAAATGGTTAGTGCCGAAGATGTGGCAAGGTAGAACCGTTTACATCGTAGGGGGAGGTTCTAGCATTAAGAACTTAGACCTATCTCTAATTCACAATGAAAGATGTATAGGTGTTAATAATTCTTACATGTTTGGTAATTGGATAGACATCTGTTGGTTTGGAGATTCTAGGTGGTTCGAATGGCATAGCACCCATAAACAATTTAGGGAAGGGTGGCGAGATTTTCAAGGAATTCAAGCATGCTGTGTTGATAGATGTTGTGATCATAAAAGAGTGAAGTATCTAGAACGTAGCATTAAGGCAGATGGAATAGACGTCAATCCCTCAAAGGTATGTTGGAATAAAACAAGTGGAGCTAGTGCCATTAACTTGGCTTACCATCTTGGAGCTAAGTTGATTGTGCTTATTGGCTTTGATATGCAGATAGTCAATGGAGAGGAAAACTGGCATAATGATCATGTTAAGCATGGAGATAATTTAAATCCGTATCCTAAATAGTTGGATGTTTTTCCGGCAATAAGCAGAGACTTAAAAAGTCTGAAAGTTGATATAGTGAATACCAGTTTAGACAGTACCATACCGGAAGAGATAATTACTAAGAAACCATTAGAAGATATTGTTAAGGGTGGATTGTAATAATGGCTGAAATAATGAATGGTTCTAAAGGAAGTGACTTAGAACGTAGAGAAGCAGAGCGGAGGGAGTTTGATAGGCAATTAAAGGAAAAAGAAGTTGAGGGAAGGATTGAGCTTGCCAAAACATTAGCAAAGATAGGAGGCACACTTGATCATCTATATAATGGACAGACGGAGTTGAAGTCAGATCAAAAAGAAATAGGTAAAACATTTGATAAACACATACTATCAGATCAAAAAAGATATACTGATGTTATTGTTGAGATGAATTATTTAAGAGGGCAGAATAGATATTGGTATGTGATAATCAGTATTATTGGTTGTATTATTGCTATTTCTACAGTGGCTGCAACACTTTTAAGTTTGAGCAATATAGGAGGAAGAAGTTAAGTGAGTAAATTAATAGAGATGTTTTCAGATGCTCAAGGCAATTTAAGTTCTATGAGAGCGTTCAACGGTGTTATAATATTGGGTGCTTTCATAGATTGGATGGGTTCTAGGTTCATTGAACATGCACAATGGGAGCCTGGAATGACTGTCGCCGGTATAATAATTGGAGCATTGACGGCGCAGACAGTAAAAAGAAAATTTGAAAAATGATATGGAAAGTACCTAGACTTTGGCAAGGTGAAACTGCATATGTTATTGGTGGAGGTTCTAGTATTAAGGATTTAGATTTATCTATACTTCACAATGAAAGATGTATTGCTGTTAATAATTCTTACATGCTTGGTGATTGGATTGATGTTTGTTGGTTTGGCGATAGTAGATGGCTAGAATGGCATAGAACATACGATCAATTTAGGGAAGGATGGAAGAGCTTTACAGGAATAAAGGTTACTTGCGTTGCTAATTGTAAGAATCATAAGGAGATAAAATATATTGCAGTAAGTGAGAAGTCTAGGGGGATAGAAACTGATTGTGATAAAATTGCATGGAATAAGACTAGTGGTGGTAGTGCTATTAATATTGCTTACCATTTAGGAGTTACTAAAATCATTTTGGTAGGATTCGATATGAAAGTGATAGCGGGTAAAAAGAATTGGCATGACGATCATCCTAAACGAGAATATGAAACTAATCCTTATCCAAGATTTGTAAAGGTGTTTTCTGATATAAGTAGGGACTTAAAAAGTTTGGGGGTTGATATCATAAATACCAGTTTAGATAGTGCTATTCCAGAAGAGTATATTCCTAAAAAACCATTAGAAGAAGTTGTTAAGAATGGATATATATAATGGTCACTATAAATGATTTTCAAAAGAATACCAATAGAAGGCCTTTAGTAGAACTTATATCATCTTCCTTTGTTCAAGATATTCCTTTCGATGGTAAACTCCTAACTACAGAGACTCAAGATGAAACACACCCCACCTCTATAACACATTCCTCAGGTAGAATATTAATGGCATATGCTCAATTAGAGGCTGGTTTGAGTCAGGAAATTCATTATAAATTTAGTGATATAGATAGACAAGAGTTTAGTGAGGTAGTGTGGTCTGTCTCTTCTTCAACTAGAACGGTAGAGGGTATTTCTGTAACTGAATTAAATAATGGAGATATAGGAATTGTATGGTTAGAAAACGATAATGATACTACTTATTATTTACAATGTAAAACAATGACTGTATTGGGAGTTGAATTGACTACTGGTTTAATTGGAAGTTGGGCTTTTTCTATTGATACTGGTGCCCCCTCAGTATTGCAATTAACTTAAATGAAAAGATTAAAAGGGTTAAAATACAAGGGGTTATGTTTTACAGCCGTTCATGATTTAGATCCATTAGTTTATAATGAGAAAGGGAATGGGTATTGGGTGTTTTTAGATTTTCCTTGGAAGTTTGGGTGGATTACTACTCAAATGAATGAATATTTATTTTTAGGATTTTGCTATTTATCATGGTCAATGTAAGGAATTAAAAAAATCATGCTTACAATAGTTTGTGTTTTAAAAAGTGGTGGTGATTATGATTGGGAGTATGTGGAAAGATTGTATAAGGGAGTGCAGAATAATCTTAGTTATTGTCATGATTTTATTGTGCTAACTGATACGTTTTTTGAGACAGAGAAACCACGTATTCGTCAAATTCCTTTAACTTTAAATCTTCCTGGATATTGGAGTAAGATAGAATTATTTAAATTGAAAGGATCAATAATTTATTTTGATCTTGATACTATAATCTTAGGTTCAATTAATAGATTAGCTAAAGAGGTGTTGCGTTTTGAAAGTACAGAACAACCTATGTTTTATATGTTAAAAGCTTTTAGCTCTAGAAAATGGGCTTCTGGAATAATAGCATGGTGTGGTGATTTTAGTTGGGTATATTCTAATTTTACAAAAGAAGATTATCAAAAAGAAAAATGGGAAGTGGATTATATTCTAAAGGAATTAGGGATAAAACCATATAAAATAAAGAGTATTCAAGATTATGTTCGTGGTAAGATTTATAGTTATAAACATCATTGCAAAGAGGGTGTTCCTGATGATGCTGGTATAATTTGTTTTCATGGTAAACCCAGACCTAGGGAGGTTGGATGGTTAGATGGAGTTTGTGTTGCAAAATAAAATAAATTCTTTTACTTCTGCTGGTATATTTCCTATTAAAGTTTTACAAGATAGAGATTGCATTAGTAGAGAAAAGAAAATAGTCCCTAGACATGTTCAATTAATTATTACAAATGATTGCAATCTAAAATGTAATTTTTGTTCTTGTTCTAAAAGAGATATAGGAAAGGAAATGAATCTTGAAGTTGTCATAAAGGTGATGGAAGAGTATTGTGGGTTAGGATGCATGTCAGTTACCATTACAGGTGGAGGAGAGCCTTTATTACATAAAGATATAAACAATATATTGTTTTATATTTCTAACTTAGGAATAAAAATAGGATTAGTTACGAATGGATTATGTTTATCTAAATTAACCACGAGTAGTTTAAATCGTATAGATTGGATAAGGATTTCTTTTGATGATAATAGAGAATTTAAAAAACTAGAAAAAGTGTTTCAGGATATAGATTTTTCAATCTTAGATTGGTCTTTTAGCTATGTATTATCTAGCAATCCAAATTATAAGAATCTTAAAGACGTTATAGAATTTGCTAATAGAAAAGAGTTCACTCATGTTAGAATTGTTACTGATCTGCTTGATTTATCTAATGTGCCTGATATGTTGAGTGTTAGAAACCAAATACAAGATATGGGAATTGATGATTCTTTAGTAATATATCAGGGGAGGAAAAAGTTTACAAAGGGTAAAAAAAGATGTTTGATTTCTTTGCTCAAACCCGTGGTAGATGTAGACGGAAGTTTATATCCATGTTGTGGAAGTCAATATGCTATGCAAAAACCCTCATACCAATATAATGGGGATATGAGGATGGGGGGTATAGAAGAGATAATGGATATTTTTGATAAGCAAAGATATTTTGATGGTAGTGCTTGTGTGAAATGTTATTACGATAATTATAATTATTTACTTGAAGGTATGATAGAAGATGTGGAGCATAGAGAGTTTTTATGAGAGATTGGTGGAATAAACAACAACAGGATTTTGATAAGAGAAGAGAGGTTAGGTTTCTTGCAAACAGTTCTCCCTGTAAGATTTGGGAATTTTTAAATATTGATAATAAGATAAAAAAAGGAACGAAAGTTTTAAATATTGGGGTAGGTACCGGGCGGGATACTATGTTGTTGCATTGTCAAAGAGGAGTAGAAGTGAGTGTATTGGATATTTCCCCTCTAGCATTGAAAAGAGTACATAGAATGGCTAAAGGATATTTATCTGAGAATTTAGAGAGTGTTCTTCCTTCTGATTATTTTGATTTGGCTATTTCTCATTTAGTATCTCAACATATGGGGGATAGGGAATTATTACATCAATTTAGGAATGTAATAAGAAGTATCAGGGAAAAGGGTATTTTTGCTTTACAATTTGCCTGGGCGGAAGGGGTGGTAGTTGGGGGTAAAAGAGATCAAGAGTTAGGGGAATGTTCAAGATATGATACAAGAATGGAATACCTTATAGACAAGGCTGGTGGAAAGGTTGTCTATTCAGTTCCTCCTATTATATATAAAGATAGAGATTGGGGGAAGAAAAAAGGAGATGTTGTTTGGTTTGGTGTTCATATTTCTAAGAAATAATGATATTGATGTTCAATGAATTTAATTCAATTTACTTCTAATCTAGTAAAACAAGATGGTGTTATTTTAGATATAGGGTGTGGAAATAAATGTTATGAAAGCAAAATAAAACAAGGAAAGTTTGTTTCAATAGATGCTTTAGCAGAATTAAATCCTAATTATGTTATAGATTTAGAGTATGAGAATTTGCCTTTTGATTCAAATAGTTTTGATATGATTTTGTTATTAGATTTTATTGAACATTTAACAAAACATAGAGGGAGTGAAATAATAAAACAATGCCAACAAATTGCAAGAAAATATATTTTAATTAGCACTCCTATTTTTTGGACGGATAACAGTGTAAATATAAATAATCATATTGCCTGGAAACACAATCCTTATAATGAACATAAAAGTTTGTGGGAGATTTCCGATTTTTCAGAAGGTTGGAAAAGAATAGAAGGTCTTAAAAATTTACAAAAACAATACGTGTTATTATGGGAAAAATAAAATTATCTATACTGATATTAAGCATTCATGAAAGAGTAAATAGCACTTATCTCAAGTTGATTAATCAGCTAAAGAATCAAATAGGAAATAGAGAGGATATAGAGGTTGTTTCTTTGTATGATAATATGGTTATTGAAGTAGGTGAAAAAAGAAATAAACTTTTGAGTATAGCACAAGGTAAGTATTTAACTTTTATAGATGATGACGATAGAGTATCAGACGATTACATATCGTTATTGATGAATGTCATTAAGAAAAACAAGAATGAAGATTGTATAGTATTTGATTGTTTATGTATTTTATTTGAAAGAAATATGGAGGTTCTTTGCAAGTATGGAATTGAATACGAATATTGGTGGTCTGAGGATAAAAAACATTGGAGGGGAAAACCTGCTCATACAATGGTCCTTAAATCTGGAATTGTAAAGAAACATAGATTTAGAGGAGCAGTAGGGGAGGATATGGATTGGGTAAATCGAGTTATTCCTCATATAAAAACACAAGCAAGAATAAATAAGATTCTTTATTATTATCAAAAAGGAATAGTACCAAAACCTCCTAGAAAAGGAAAATCTAAAAACATACTTCCTATAGCAAAAATAATAGAAGAGAACAAGAGAAAAGGAATATCTTATAGTAACGAGGTAGTTAATAAATGAATGTATTAATTATTGGCATAGATGGGTATATAGGATGGTCACTTGCATTGCATTTGTTAGATAGGGGGTTTTCAGTTTTTGGAATTGATAATTTTAAGAGAAGAGATTATGCGAATTCTGCAATTCCTATTGCTAATATGAAAAACAGATTGAACGCTGTAAAAGATAATTATAATAAAAGAATAGAATTTTTTAATATTGATGTGAGCAATAGGGTGCGATATGAAGAGCTTAAGCAGATATTTATTTCCATCAAACCACAAACAGTTATTCATCTTGGTGAAATACCATCGGCAGCTTATAGTATGATAGACGCATGGAGAGCTACCGAAGTACAAATTAATAATATCATTGGGACGTTAAATATTTTGTATTGTATGAAAGAAACGTGTCCTGACACTCATTTAGTTAAGTTAGGCACTATGGGAGAGTATGGCACTCCTAATGTGGATATTCCAGAGGGATTTTTTGAAATAGAATATAATAATAGAAAAGATCGTTTGCCTTTTCCTAAGCAAGCAGGAAGCTGGTATCATCAAAGCAAAGTGCATGATACAAATAATATAATGATGGCGTGTAGAATTTGGGGATTGAGAAGTACGGATGTGATGCAAGGAGTGGTGTATGGGACAAATGTACTAGAGGTTTCTGATGAAAGATTATATACTCGTTTAGATTTTGATGAATGCTTCGGGACTGTGATACATAGATTTTGTTGTCAGGCAGTAATTGAGTATCCTTTGACTGTATATGGTAATGGGAATCAAAAAAGAGGGTTTCTTCCCTTATCGGATGCTTTACAATGTTTAACTTTGTCAATAGAAAATCCTCCTGTCAAGGGAGAGTACAGGACATTAAATCAATTTGATGAGGTATATAGTGTTTTAGAATTAGCTCAAAGAGTAAAAAAGATATGTAAGAATGACGGAATAGATGTTTTGATTAACAATATAAAAAATCCAAGAGTTGAAAAAGAAAGTCATTACTATAATCCTGAACATAAATTATTGTTTGATTTAGGATATTCACCATTAAAAGATTTGGACGGTCAAATACAAAGTATGTTATCTGCTCTTTCGGGATATACTACTAAAATTGAAGAAGAGAAAGAGTGTCTATTTCCTAAGACAAGTTGGAAAAATTAATGACATGATGAAATATAGTTTTTTAATGCCTTATTATTTTAGAGCAGAGCAGTTACAAAAAACATTAAAAAGTTTTAGTGATCTTTATAGAGATAGAAAAGATTATGAAGTAATAATTGGGGAGGATATTAAAAATATTCAGAATAAAAAAGAACATCAGAAATTACTTGATTTGATCGAGTCTTTTATTGGCAAAATAAATATTGTATGTATTCAAACAAATTTTGAAAATTGTTATAATCCTGCTCCTATTTTTAATCTTTGTGCTGAAAAAGCTAAGGGCATTTTCTTGATTCTCACAAGTCCGGAGGTATTACATAAGAATAATATTCTACAAGGATTTGATATTGAATTATCCAAGGATAAAAATATTTACATAATCCCTAGCTGTGAGTGTGTAAAAGATTTAATTTATAATGGTGAGTTAATAAATTATTCTCACTTCAAATGGTATCACCACACCAAGCACAGAAGGTCAATGTTGCATTGGTGTACTGTTTTAAGCAAGGATAATTATGACAGGATAGGGGGTTTTGACAATGAATTCAGGAAAGGAATAGCATGTGAGGATAATGATTTTTTAGAGAGAGTGAAAGAAGATGATAAATTAAAAATAATTATGAGAGATGATTTAGAGACTTTACATATATGGCACGGTAAGCCTAGATTAACAATGGATAATTATAAAATCCTTCATAAAATAAATAGTGATTATTGTGATAAGAAGAGAATGGAGAAAGTGTTAAAAAGAGAAGGAATAAAAATTGTAGAAAAGAGAAGATGATTTTATGGAATTAAATCCTGTAGCTAATGTAAAATATAAGTGTCAATGCAGATGGAACTGCCGCTACTGTTGTAATAAACGATATAGATTTTGGAGAGTATGTAAAATCGTTTGAGTTAAAAGCCGCTATTGATCAAACAACGGAGTTAGTGCTTGTTCTTAAAAATGTAAACGTTAATTGCAACATACCGGCAAGTACATTAACAAAAATAGAAGATGATAAAGTGAAGAAAGTAAAAGAAAAATGAGTAAGGCACACAGAAGGAGGCTGGTAGCATAATGTCATATATTAATTCTCCCGTTTTAATCACTGGGTGTGCGAGGAGTGGCACATCCATGACAGCGGGTGTCATTCATATTTGTGGAGCGTTCGGAGGGAAGTTGGCTAGAGCAACTCAATCTAATAAAAAGGGAATGTTTGAAAATAATATCATCAGGGAATCTATTGTAAAACCTATTTTAAGAGAACATGGATTTGATCCTATGGGTCAATGGCCTCTTCCTGATATTCGGATGTTTAATGTTAATGATATAGGAGACAAGTTAAGAGGAAGAGTGTTAGCTACTATGAGATTAGAAGGATATAATGATGACAATAAAATATGGTTTTATAAAGGAGCTAAGATGTGTTTGATATGGCAGATATGGCATAGAGCTTTTCCGGAGGCAAAGTGGATTATTGTCAGGAGGATAGATAGTGGAATAATAGATAGTTGTTTGAAGACTGGATTTATGTCTAAATTTAATGGGAGGTTAGGTTGGCAAAAATGGATTAATGTGCATAAGGAGAGATTCAAAGAAATGAGAGAGGCCGGTTTAGATGTTACGGAAATTTGGACAAGGGATATGATAGAGGGTAGGTTTGATAATATTAAAATGTTAATTAATGATTTAGGTTTGAGGTGGCAGGGAGAAAAAGTTTTAGATTTTATCACTCCTGCTCTATGGAGTAATTTGAAAAGGGAAGCAGTTAGTTGTGAATAATAGGAGGGTTTGTAAATGGCTGTAAGAGTGACCGATGTAGAAGTAAAAGAAATAATAGATACTACTGTAACTACTACTCCGTTCGTAGCCATTGCCAATATACTGGTAGATAAATATCTAAGTGGGCATGGTTTGTCAGATGCTCTTCTTAAAGAGATTGAGAGATGGTGGTCTGCTCACTTAGTGGCTATCAGGGATATGAGACCTCATGCGGAGAAGATAGGAGACACGTCAATAAATTATCAAGGCAAAACCGATATGGGTCTTAACTGCACTCTATATGGCCAACAGTTATTAACTATGGATCCTACAGGCATTTTAGCAAAGATAGGTAAGAAGTATGTCAAGGTGGAGACCGTACAATCACCAACAGATGCTACACCATAAAAAACTATGGCTACTGAATGGATGTTAAGACAATTAAAAGATGATATTGTGTATTGGGGAACTCCTTCTCCGGATGGGTTTGGTGGAGCCACCTTTGTAGATTATGTTAATCTCAAGGGGAGGTGGGAGGATAGGAACGATTTGTTTATTGATGCAGAAGGCAAAGAGTCTATGACGAAAGCTGTTGTATATGTTACACAAGATATGGATTTAGGAGGTTGGTTATATAAAGGTCTTACTACTGATATAAGTTCCGCTGATCAGGATGCTCCACAAGATGTAGATAATGCCTATGAAATTAGAGGGTTTAAAAAAGTATCTAATATGAAAGGTGATGGGTATGAGAGGAAGGTATTTTTATGAAAAAGACACTTGTTCAGATACACCATCAATTTGAAGATAGAACGGAGATGATAGTTCAGGAAGAGTTTTTTGGTAATGCTGACTTAAGAAAAAGAATGAAGGAGTTGAATAGTAGCCATCCGTTACCGGAAGGAGCACAATGGATGATGTGCACTAAAAGTTCGGATTTTTTTATACCAGGTGGAACAGGGAGGGTGGTTTTATAATGGCAATGTCTCTTGGTCAAGTAAAAGGAATACAATGGAAGGGATTGGACAAAGTATTATCTAATCTTAATAAAGAGATACGTGGTATAGAAGGAAGGACAAGGCAAGGATTGTTAGCAGCAGCTTTAAAAGTAAAAAGAGATGCAATAAAACTAGCTCCCGTTGATACTGGTAATTTGCGCAATAGTGCTTATGTGATATGGGGAGGTGGTAGAAAGACAAGATCGAGAGTAAGACGGACAGGTTCTGAGGGAACTTTTAAAGAAGATAAGTCAAAAGCAAAATCTACTATTACAGGAGGTCTAGCTCAGAGAATGGGAATTGATCATCAGTCTGTAATAGCAGAAAGGCAGGGTGTAGATTCTTCCTCTCCTTTTGCTGAAATAGGATTTACTGCTTTTTATGCTTTGTATGTTCATGAAAATTTGACGGCAAGACATACTAAAGTTGATTTAGTAGGTAGAGGAAGAGGAAGGGAGAAATTAAGAAGGATAGTTCAAGCAGGACAAGCTAAGTTTTTAGAGCAAGCGTTATTACAGAATAGAAATGTTATTTTAAACACTATTAAATCACATGCAAAAATAAAATGAAACCACCAGCAGAAGATTTTAAAGATTTGTTATTGTTATCGTCATCAGGAACAGGGTTGGTTTTCAAGACTGATTTGTTCGTAGCTCTTGAACCTGATATAGAGAATGCCTCTCCCATAGTGACTTTATATGATGTGGGAGGGGACAGGCCACAATTTAATCTTAGTGGTTATAATTATTATGTTGTAAGGGTGCAGGCAAGAATAAGAGGGGCTGAATTTGGATACCAGGCAGCTTATACAGTAGCAGAGACTGTGAGGGATGCTTTACATGATCTTAGTAATCAAACAGTTAATAGCACAAGGTATATTTTAATTTCAGCTTCTACAGATATTTTCGCTATAGGATTTGATGAGAATAACCGTCCAATATTTACAGTTAATTTCTTGGCACATAGGACGGTTTAGTTTTTTAATTTTTAGTGGGGAGGGGTAAAATATGGCAACAAATGCTTTTAGTGGTGTTAGTAGTTCGTTTTCAAGGGGGGATAGTACATCGAATGAATCGTTTACGGCTATTCCTGAGATAAAGAGTTACACGAGTTCGGGGATTGATGCAGCGGAAATTGGCGTCACGAGTATCGATTCCAGCTTGGGATTTAGAGAATTTATTACAGGGTTTAAGGATCCTGGCACAGTGACTTTGACAATTAATTTTACCAGGGATGGTTATGATGATTTCCTTGCAGACGTAAATGCTAATACTGCTAGAAATTATAGGCTTATTTTGGGAGATACTAATGCAACCCAATTTGATTTCTTGGCAAGGGTTTCTAATTTAGGTGATCCCGAAGTAAACCCGGACGATGCTGTGACGTTTACGGTAACATTGAGGAAATCAGGAGCAACGACTTTAACTTCATAAATTAATTGAGGAGGTGTTTGTTATGTTCTTAACCAGAGAACTTAGAAAAAAAGGAATAAAAGGAATGCGATTGGGAAAGCATGGTATGTTTGGTACAGCAATATATACTTCTTGGCAGGACATGAAGGCCAGATGTAATAATCCAAATAGTTCTAGATTTATGGATTATGGTGGAAGAGGTATAAAAGTTTGTGATAGATGGAATAATAGTTTTCAGAATTTTTATAGTGATATGGGAAGAAAGCCAAAAAATAAATCTTTAGATAGAATTGATAATGATGGTGATTATGCTCCTGATAATTGTAAATGGTCTACTGAAAAACAACAGGCTAATAATAAGAGAAATAATGTTTTTCTAGAGTTCGATGGTTTTAGATTAAGTTTTGCTGATTGGTCGAAGAGACTTGGTATAAAGTATTCTACTCTGCGGTTTCGTATTAAGAGTGGTTGGTCAGTAGAGAAAACTTTAACGATGATACCAACAAAAGGAGGCTATCATGTTTTTAACTAAGGAGCAAATCCTAAATAAGGATGATTTAGAAAGAGAGTTAATAAAGGTATGGGGTGGTGAGGTGTATGTAAGAGGACTAACAGGTACGGAAAGAGATGATTTTGAAAAGAAAGTATTTTTAGATAAAGACGGTAATGAAAATGAAAGGTTTAAAAACTTTAGAGCTGAGTTGATTGTGAGGACGGTTGTAAATGAAAAAGGTGATAAAATATTTGATATGGGTGATGTTACTAAGTTAGGAACTAAGTCAGCAAAAGAATTAAACAGAATTTTTGAAGTAGCTCAAAGGCTGTCGGGATTGGGCAAGGAGGACATAGACGATCTAACAAAAAACTCAAAAACAACCCCGTAAGGTTATTCTGTTTTCGACTAGCCTTGCAATGGGGTTGTAGTGTAGAAGAATTGTTACAAAGAATAAGTTCAAAAGAATTAACGGAGTGGATGGTTTTTTATAATATAGAACCTTTTGGAGAAGGTCAGGCGGCATTGAGAGCAGGTATTATTGCCAGTTTAATTGCTAATGTAAATAGAGACACAAAGAAAAAGATAACACCTTTTACACCATTTGATTTTATTCCTAAGATACATAGTAAAGAAACAATGCAAAAACTTGAACAGGCTCGACAGGATGTTATAGAAATGAAACAAAGAAGATATAATGAGAGAGGGAAAGAATAATGGCGGCTAATCTTGGTTCTATATTCGGTAGAATTAATATAGATACTACTGGATTGAAAAGAGGTCTTGCTCAAAGTAGAAAACAACTTACTAGTTTTACTACCAAGACTGAGTTCTCTATGAAAAGAGTTGCTGGTTCTATGGCAGGGGTTGTACGAAAGCTCACTAATATAAGAACTCTTATGGCCGCTGGTGGAGCTATTGCTGTAGGTATGTTTGCTAAGTCTGCTATAAGAGAAGCCGCCGCTTATGAGACGGAATTAACAAAAGTGGCAACATTAGTTGATGATACAAATAGAGTATTTGGAGAGTTCAGTGATGGGATAACAGATTTATCTATTTCGTTTGGACAAAGTAAAACTACCTTAACTAAAGGTATGTTTGATATTATATCAGCTACAATTGATGCTAGTGAAGCTATGGAAGTATTAGAGGCTTCTACTAAATTAGCTGTTGGGGGTTTTACTGAGGCAGGTACAGCAACACAAGCAATTATTACTACATTTCAAACCTTTACAAGACAAATAAAAAGTGCCGCTGATGCAAGTGACTTTTTGTTTACTATACAAAAGAGAGGTCGATTGACTGTGGCTGATGTAGCTGAAACATTTGGTGTTGTCGCAGCTTCGGCGAAAGCAGTTGGAATAACTGTAGAGGATTTGGGGACAGCTTTTGCGGCGATATCAAGATCAGGTATTGGAGCACAGAGAACAGTAGTACAATTACAAAGATTTTTAGATACATTCATAGAACCTGGAAAAGAAGCAACAGACATTGCTGCAAGGTATGGAGTAGAGTTGGGTTTAAGTGCTATTCAAGGGGATAGGCTAATTAAGACTATTCAAAGGTTGAGTAAGATGACGGCGGAAGAATCCGCTATTGTATTCAAAGAAGTGCGAGCAAGGAGAGCTTTCAATGCTTTGGTAGCTCAAGGAAATAGTTTGTTAGACGACCATGCTGAATTGTCAAATAGAGCAGGGAATACTCAAATAGCATTAGGAAAAGCAATGGAGACGGCTGCGATCAAATTTGCAAAACTTCATGAGTCTGTGTTATTGTTGAAAAAGGCTTTGGGAGAGGGATTGGTTGATGCTTTGTTAGAGGTTACAGAAGACACTACTAAATGGATTAAAACAATGAAGGAGACAGGTGCGATAGATGAGTTTTCTGATAAAGTAAAAACTCTTACGAAACTTATGTTGTCATTATCAAAAATTATTACAGTTCCGCTTAAGCCTTTTTTTAATTATGGAGCGGCTTTTGTAGATGTAATAACGACAGACATAAGGGATGTAATACCTCGATTAAAAGGTGAGTTAAAGGGCATGTTTAATGATATAGCAAAAGGACTTCAAATTACTTTTTTTCCAGAATCACTCATTGACACTAAAGATTTAGATGATCAAATAGTTAAACTTAATAAACAGGTAAGAGATAAGATGCAGAAACGACAGGAATTTTTCTTGAAAATAATTCCTCGTATAGAGTTTAGGGATGCTGATCTACAAAAACAAGTTCGTGATTTACTTATTCCTTCCAGGCTTGGTGTAGTTGGTGAGATGATAACTTTGTTCCCTTCTTTGGAAAGAGACAGAAAAAGAATAGAGAATGTTGAAGAAGCGTTTAAGAAATTAGGGATAGTTTCAGATAAGATACTCAATAAGATGGCAGGGAGTGCTTTTAAGAATTTTGAAATAATAGGAAAGCAAGGTGAACTTACTACGAATAGATTAGCAGAAGTCTGGAGAGTGTTAAAAGAAAAGATAGATACTTCAAGACTATTCGGTAGTTATAAGGAGGAGTTTGATGAGCTTGAAAAACAGTTCGGTAGTTTGACCGAAGACATGATAAAAGATATAGATAAATTGAAACAAAGCACCTTGACACCATTTGAAGAACTAACAGAAGGTATCAATAAAATACAAGAGTTGGTGAAAGCATCTACCGGCACAGAGTTTGAAATAAGCACAGAGACCGCACAAAAAGCTATAGAAAAATTGACTGATAGTTATTTAGAATTTAGGAGAGCAGTAGAAGCAAGTGCACAAGCTTTGAAAGATTCCCTTAGAACTCCACTTGAAGTAATGCAGGATTCTATAAAAGCACTTAATCAAATGCGAAAAGAGAGTCCTTTAATAATTGATGATGAAACGTTTGGAAGAGCGATGGAAAAAATAGCATCTGATTATAAAACCTCATTGGAGAATATGAATAAGTCAACAAAGCTTTGGGAAAAGATAACTGATGAAGCTTTTAATAGATTAGGTGATGCGATGGGGGATGCTGTTTTTGCAGTTTGGGAAGATGGTATGGACGGGTTTATGAAGACGTTTAGAGATTTTGTTAAAAGTATAAATAAAATGGTAGTGGATATGTTAGCTCAAATGGCGGCTGATTCACTTAAGAATTTTCTTTTTAGTGGAAGTGGTGGTGGTTTAATAGGAAGTTTCTTTGGTGGGGGAGGAGGTGGAGCAGCAGGAGGAGGTGCTACTGCAAAGACAAGTAATCTAACTGCAACAGAAGACCGTTTTACTTCATCAGGACTAAACCAAGTAGCATTTCAAGGGCAACGTACAAATCAACCTGAATCAATCAATGTGTCTGTGCCTGTTAACATAGAAGGCGGTGGAGAGAATAAACAAATGATTGGTGAATTACAAAGAAATATTGAAGAGGTTGTCGTTAAAACTATTAAGGAGTTTGTATAATGGCAAACATGATTTTAGACTCATATACTTTTGTCAAGCAACCTGGGGATATGACATTAATTGAAAAGGATAAACATGCTGATACTTTACTTACGTATGCTAGTGTAGCGTATTTCTCATGGGGGGTTTCTATTGTAGGTAAAGCAATCAGTATGAAATGGGGTGGAATGACTACTGCTCAATTTGATACTCTACAAACAAAATATGAAGCTGATGCTCAGGTAGTGTTTGATCCACAAGATGGTAATGGAAAGACATACAATGTAGAGATAATAAGATTAAAAGGGGATTATCATTTAAGTTTATTAACATCCGCTACTCACAAAATAAATGTAGCTATGGATTTAATTATTATGAGTGAGGTATAAAAGAATATGACAATATCACTTGATCCGGTTATCAATGGAGGTAAAGGGACAGTATCAACGGGATATGCCGCTGGAGCTGTCACGGTTGTTTTAAGTAGTGGTGATGGCGCTAAGTTTCCGTCATCATTTAGTTACAATGTTGTGTGGTGGAATAGCACTGATTATTCAGAGCCGTCTGATGACCCTAGCGTAGAGATAGTGAGAGTGACTTCTAGGACGGGAGATTCACTTACAGTGACAAGGGGTCAAGAGGGAACGGCTGATGTGGCTCATAATACAGGCGGCAAGACGTATAAAGTGATTTTAGCAATTACTAAAAAGATGATAGATGACATTGATGCTCACACACATGATATTGACGAGCTTGGAGATGTGACACTCACTTCAATTGCGGATGGAGAAATACAACGTTATACAGGTTCGGGAGGTTGGGTAAATAATACGATTGCAGAATTGATAACAGACATAAACCAATTAGGGAACGTTGTAATAACAAGCATAGCAGTTGATGAGGTGCTTGGATATAGCGGTGGTAATTGGATTAACAGGACGTTAGTTGAAGCAGGGATAGCTGCAAGTGGGGTCAATGCTGATATTACGTCTTTAACATCATGCGCTCTTATTGATGGTGACACAGTGGATTTAGTCCTTACTGCTGTAGCTGGTGGAGCGGTAGTTATAAATGATGCTCAAGAAAATGTTGATTTCAGGATTGAAAGTGATGCAAACGTAAATGCCTTTTTTGTAGATGCTTCCATTGATGCTGTAGGCATTGGTACAGGTACTCCCTCACAGTATGCAGATTTAACATTAGAGTTAGGTAAGTTGTGTATTAAAGAAACTACCACACCAACGGCTGATGCTGATTATGGCAAGATATATACCAAGTCAGATAATAAATTATATTTTCAAAGTGGCGATGGTGTTGAACATGAAATCGCTTATGTATAATACTACGATATGACTTTAGCAAATCACCCTTATGCAGGAGCACCCGTACAGGGAGTAGCTACTGACACAATTCTATTAGTCTATACAAAACAATCCGGTGCTGATTGGTTTTTATATTCCAGGACGTCTACAGACTTTGTGACCTGGACTGCTGAAAGTCAAATGTCTGTAGCCGGTTTAACTTCAACGGATACAAAACGGAATGCTTTCTTGATGCAACTCAAAGGAAGTGGTGATCTGTGGGTATTTTTTGAAGTAGTAGAATCTGCTGTAGGTGGTCAAGAACTAACAAACATCTATTATACTGTCTCCTCGGATTATGGTACTACGTGGGGAACCGCTGTAAAGTTTACTAATTATACTTCACTATCAGTAGTGGCGGAACATCCCTATGCCGTACAAAAAGGCACTGATTCCATGCATGTGATATTTAATGAAAAGCGAAATGCTTTAACTATGGATAGGACTGCTCCAGGATGGTGTGCCGGTGCTGACACAATGGCTGTATCTGATATGCATTGGAGTGTTTCACAAGATAGGTTATATGTCACTTCAATTTGGTCAGGTGGTGGTAATAAAATGTTGCGTGCTATTATAGAGGTAGATGTTGATAATTGGATAATTACAAGGTGCTGGTCAGATACTTCTACTCCGGCATTTGAAAGTGAATGGGCTACTTCAATTTCCGGATATCACTTGTGGTATAATAGAGATCATGGAGA